TTGCTTTTCTAATTGCATTCTTGCACCTCCAGATACTTATTATTAAAATAGATATACACCTCAAGATTTTCAATGTTCTCATCGGCATCATATCTAAAAAGATTATCACCAACTTTAAGTTGAAGCCATTCACTATCAAAGTCACGATATTTAAAGTAATTTGATGTTATGCCATTTAGCGTTCCTATAATCTTCTTTTCACCGATATTTGTATTTATCATGATTTCCTCACCAGCTTGCATTGTTTTGTTTATCTTGAAATATTTTTGCGTATTAACATTAATTAAGCTTGGTCCAGATAAAGTACCATTAGCTTTAAATACAATTTTCATACCAACATCAACAGCACCCGAATTAGTAATTACAACAATCAAACTTGGCTGCCTCAATCCAAAAATCATACCACCAGGAGGTGATGGATTCTTTGAAAGAATCAAAGGAAAATGAAATTTGGGAATTGTACTTGCTGCTAAAACTTTATTTTCGACCCGTTCACTGAACAATGGGTCAGGGCAATATCCTTCAATTTTAAACTTACAAATTATTTCATTATTCTCTGCAATATTCGCTGAATATCTTACAGATGTGTTTGGTAAAAACCTAAGTACGTAGTCTTTGTAAAATAAATCAATAGCTTGTCGGGGATTGAAGAATCTGTTTAACATTTGCTTACGTTTAGTCATTACAGCTTCAGTGTCTGCAATAACCCAACCTTGAATTGTAATTGACCTTGTTTCCAAACTAGTGCTTGTCACATATACACCAATCTGGTTTACATACTTATAGGAGTGATGGATACTTTCTACAGAGCCCCAATCCACTGAATCAAGTATGTAATCGGACGTAGATATCATGTCAAGTGTAAGAATTGCTCTGGTTTCTACATTCTGAAGTTTAATTCCTTCGACCACATTCACCACTCCTTTCTTAGAATCCTTCTGCCATATCTTGTTTTACCTTCTTCATCTGTCTAGCTGCTTCAATTTCATCAATAGGCTTAGGACTATAGAAGATAAATGTATCACCATTTCCGCTAGCATTTTTATCTTTCGAATTTGTTCCATCAATATAACCTTTAGAACTGCTAGACTTAGTAAATCCATTATAGCCAATGTATCCAAGAGTGCCATCGGAATTTACAACTACCTGGCCAGCTTTTATAAGCATGTCAAGTGACTTCATCATATTATCAACAGAGTTTCCAATTCTACTTTCAATAGACTCAAACCAAAGTGCAACCTCATTGTAAATCGACTTGAGTTTATCAGCAAATCCAGATGCTATAATACCAGCACCAATAGAAATATCATCAACATCAATATTATTGATTCCCTTATTCAGGTCTTTCTGGATTGCTTCCATAGCTGAAGGCATTGCAGCTTCGAAACCTTGGGCAACACCAAGTGGTAACCACTTACCAATTTCATCTCTAAATACCTTAGACGGTGATTCAATGCCCAATGCACTCTTTACACTATCAACAATACCAGTGAAGAAACTCTTAACTTGGCTTGTAAACCAACTTGCTGCATTTTCAATACCATTCCAAACACCTGTAACAATATCAGTACCAATCGATAAAACCTTACTTGGAATGTCTTTTGCTGCGTCCATGACATTGCTAATGAGCGATTGAACTGCCTCTTTACCTTTTTGACCCATCTGAGTAACCCAAGTTTTGAGGTTATTTATTGCACTATCAAGAAATTGCTTAATTTTACCAGGCAACTGCTTCATAAAGTCTACTACATTATTGATGAAATTAGTACCCATTTCACGTGCTTTATTAACCATATCAGTGACCCACGTTTTCACGTTATTAAAAGCGTTCGTAATAAACTGAAGTATCTTTTTGGGTAGTTGAGTGAAGAAACTTACAACTGCATTTAGGAAGTTTTGTCCCATTTCTTTTGCTTTGGCAACCATATTACTTACCCATGTCACAACTGAGTTATATGCATTTGTAATAAAATTTACAATATTCGTAGGAAGTTGAGCAAAGAAATCTGTGATAGTCGTAATAAAGTTAGATACTGTCGTCTTAATAGAATCTATCACATTCGAAAAGAAACCAGTGATTCCATCCCAAATATCTACAAAGAATTGTTTGATATTTGTCCAAGTCTCATCCCATGTCGTTCCAAACCAACCACATATTGCATCAAAAATACCAAGGAGCATATCTCCAAGAGACTGTAGAATTCCAACCAATCCATCCCAAATTCCAGTAAATATCTCTTTTATACCATTCCAACACTGTTCCCAATTTCCTGTAAAAAGACCAATGAATACATCAAGTATTCCTGTCAATACATCAAGAACAGTTCCCAGTACACTCGAAATAATTTCAAATGCTGCTTCAAATATAGGTGCCAATACAGAACATAAACTGTCCCAAATTGCTTTTATGACCTCACCAAAATTCTCAAAATCAAAACCAAGAGCATTTAATCTATCAACTATGCCTTGAGCAAACGATTCAAACTTTGATTTTATACCATCCCAAATTGCTATCATCTTGTTTCTGAATTCTTCATTGTTCTTCCACAGATTAACAAATGCAGCAATTAGAATACCAACTACAGCAGCTACAGCCATAACTGGAGCAGAGATTCCACCAATGGCAGTACTAATTGTAGCGAATGCACTCTTAGCTTGTGAAATCGCTCCGGGAATTTTAATGAGTGTAGTGATTATATTACCAATACCAGATGTCAGTTTACCAACAACCATTAGAAAAGGACCTGCGGCTGCGGCTGCTGCTATAAGATTCTTTTGCCAACCCTCCAGTGGAATATTCTCCCAAATGGTTGCTAGCACTTCTTTGATATTATCAACAACAGTTTTAATACTTTCAATCATGTTCTCTTTAAGTTGCTCCATATCTGCTCCAGGTTTACCAAGATTAGCAAGGAAGTCGGAGATGGCAGCTTTAGCCATTCCGAACGAACCGGAAATAGTTTCGGTAGCTTCACGTGCAGTTGTTCCTGTTACACCCAACTCTTCTTGAATTACATGAATTGCTGAATACACATCAGCAAGATTTGATATATCATATTTAATTCCTGTCAGCTTTTCGGCATCGGCAAGTAACCTTTCCATTTCTGCCTTTGTACCACCATAGCCAAGTTTCAAGTTATCAAGCATTGTATAGTTTTGCTTTGCGAAACCTTGATACGCATTTTGAATAGCTTCAATACTTGTACCAAACTTATTCGCATTATCTGCCATATCAACCATTGCCATATCAGCAATTTTTGCAGCTTGCTCTGTATCATTACCAACAGATTGCAATAAACTTGCCGAAAATGATGTAATTTGCTCCATATAATCTGTTGCAGATATACCGGCTCTTTTATAAGCAGTTTCTGCATTGGAAATGACAATTTGCGCTGAATTCTTAAAAAGTGTTTCAACACCACCAATTGCTTGTTCCATGTCAGCATAATTTTTAATGATAGCTGTGCCTGCTCCTACTAGTGGAGTTGTTATCGCAGTCGTCAACTTTGTACCTACGCCAGTAATTTTGTCACCAACAGAAGCAAACTTATTACCAACGGCTTCAAGTTTATTTGTTGAAGCCTTAGCTTCACTTTGAGCAGTTTTTAAACCATCTAAAAAACCAGAAATATCAAGGTCTAAATAACCAACTGCAGAACCGACTTCAACAGCCACAGCCTCACCTCCCTTGCTTATCCAGTATAATATTTGTATAAATCTTTGAAAGACTTGAATTTGAGTTTAAAAGTTGGCTCTTTACCATCTTCCATTTGACGAATAATATAAGCACAAGCTTCATCAAAACAATATGCTGTATAAGGGTCAGTTATATCTAATAAAGAACTAGGGCGGCAATGATAAATGTTTGCCAGCCCTAGTACATTTAAAATATTTTTACTCTTTACGAAAGGATTCCAGAGCTTTTACTCCATTCTGGGTGTAATTAAAGATAGCCATAAGTTGGTCGTCAGATAAGGTAAGACCTGCATCTTCAATGTCCTTCATAGTTGGTTGTATAAGAGATGCTTCACAAACAATATGCATAATGTCATACACATCAGAGAGCATTTTTTCATTATTGGTATCCATACCTGCTCCACCTTTAGAAAACAATTCACTAGCTGTAGCCAAAAGGGTGTTTGGAATCTTACCTTGCTTAGCCAAAACAAGCAAACTCGGTCTGCGAACACGAGCGACAAAAGGTTGTCCTTCTGCAAAATCGGGGAAACGAACGATTGTACCAGCGGCATAACTCTGCAAGTCTGCCAATGTGGTAATATTCATCGGAGTATCACAATTCACTGGCTTAACTTGCTGAGACTGAGATATCATCTGTCCCCCTAATTGATTACTTATAACTCCATTATTATTTCCATACGCATTATTATCCATGCTTCTCACCTTTCTTTTTGTTTACTTAATCTTCAAAAGTAGGAAGTTCAGTTACATAGTTGATTTCATAAGGTGCTTCACCATTCTTAGGTGCAGAGATGATGGTATACTCAGGAACACGGAATACACCGTCTTCAGCCCCAAACGCTACAGGAGCACCTTGACAGTTAGGATAAGTAATCTTCTCATATTGAACAATCTGACCAGAGGCATCATACTGGGCAGAGTATACATTCAATTTAAACACTTCACCCTTGTCAGAAGAACCGGCAACAGGAGGTGTGTAACCAATAATCTTAGTCGGGTCTTCAGGGTCATACTTGATAGTACCACCTTGAAGAATTAAAACAAGTTCAGGATTGAAAACGTTATCGGTAAGAGTAATCTCATTACCAGTAATAGTGGTAGTCTTCGGCTTTTGAGCACGAAGGATGCCTTTCACAACTAACTTAACTGCTTCTTCTTCTTCAATTTGAGGCTCGACTTCAACTTTATTTGCAGTGTCAAAACCAAATTCTCCATCTGCGGTTTCGATTGTAACGAGGCAGCAGTCAATAGTTGCAATCTCAGCTTTAGATTTCTTAACAGCCATCGTTGTTTCCTCCTTATAAAATTTTCTTATAATTCTTGTATTCAATGCTAATCATATGAGCTTTATAACTATCATCATAATAGCTTGGGGTCTGACTTCCATATGGCATAATCATAGGCTCTAACTCTTTCATCACTTTTTTAACTTCTTGAACCATCGGCTCAAGTCTACTATAATTCTCTTTCGGCACATAACACATAATTGCATACAGGTCATTATCAGAACTTACTGTTGGATGTTTGAACGAACCGTCATTCTTCACAACAATATATTCTTTAGTACATTCACCAACCTTTGTACCCGGAGAATAAACATCAAATCCTGCTTTCTTTAAATGCAAAAATATGTCTTGCCACCTTGAATCAGCATATTCAAAATTTGCATCAATCATACTTATTACCTCACAGTTTCAATTTGCTCATAAGATTGTCCAAGTCGCTTATGATTCTTGGACCTTCCTCTCTAACTGTTGGAGCAATAATTGCATAATTCTTTTCATGTGCAAGTTCAAGCCAAATACCATAATCTACACCATGAGCAAGTGTAATACGAACTATAGTCGGACTTGGTTGTGATACTTTCGCATTTAGCAAAGCTTTCGCCATACCAGTTCTATCGGTCCAAGGACGATTCATTTTCATCTTTGCCTGCAGCTCACTCGCTTTAGTTGCAGAATACATCAAAATAACTGCACCAAGTTTTGTTCCCATTTCGTCAAGATTTTTCTTCAATGTACTTTCATTATAATTAAGCTGGAATGCCACTGTCAACCACCTCCAATGAAATATCAGAGATGAGATTCCATTCTTGAATGTTTACAATACCTGTGACTTTGAATGTCTTAGCATTGATTGTAACAGTGTCACCGACTTGTAAAGCTAAACGAGCGGTATCTTCATACAAGCACAAAATCATTGGAATTTTCTTTGTACGAACCTGAGTTGTGTCTCCAGTTGTGACTTGAACACTGCTATTCTGCTCGTGATACAATCCTCGAATTGTACCAACTACAGTAGACTCACCAACCGGCTCCCCAAAGTCATTCAAACCAGACCTCTTAAACTCGTAATCAATACCGCTTCGTTTTAATTCTCTTTTAATTTTATATGCTTCAAATCGAGTGTTTATCATCTTGGCACCTCCTATTCATTGAGGATGCCTGAATTAAACGGTTTAAAACGAGATGCTAATCGCTTAAAATAAGCTGAAGTGTCCTGAGTGGATAAACCACTGACAGATATTGTAGAATCTTCAGACTTAATGATAAGCATCTCATAAATGGTAGCATTTACGTCACCATTGTTCTTATCTAAATAATACTGGAAATCATCTTCGTCAAAATACGGTGACTGAGCCTCTCGTATTTCTTTCTTGATTCTTTCAATCTTGATTCTTTCAATATCTGTCATAGGCTCACCTCTTACTTGCCGTCAATAAAAGACTTAATAATCTCTTTGGCTTCGTTGGCATTTTTAGTACCAGAAATATCAATCTTCTTAATAGCTGCAAAACGCTTTACTTCTTCTTTGTTCCACTGAGAAATAGGCTTTTCAAGAATTTCTTCCACAAAAATCTCGTCCTCAGTCTTTTCAGGAGCTTTAGAAGTTTTAGAAGCTTTAGTTTTAGCTTTTTCATCAACCAATTTGTACCCTTGACGAGAGTAAATCCCGTCAAAGGCACCTCTTGTTACTTCAAACACATTTATACCATTTGTAATCTTAACCATAGTTTAGTCCTCCTCTACTTGTGCTTTACTTAATCTTCGTCTGTGCTTGCATTAGTGTCAAGAATATAAACTTGGTCAGCAGCTTCGAAGGAAGGCAGACAAATCATAGAAACAATAGTCTCAACTTGAACGGGGTCAGCTTTTTGAACAGTAGTAACGGCAACACCAGTATCTGTGATAGATACATTTGCAACAGAACCAGACATGAGGTCGGATTCAGCAGGAGTAGTACCAAACCAAGTTTTACCAAGTTCACCATCAGGGAACATAACGAAAGTATTCTCAGGCATGAACTTAGCAGTCTGCCCGTTTTCATCTTTGTAACGCTTATCATTAACAACAACATCAATTTCAAGTTCATCCATAAGGTATTGACGAAGCAACCTATCAGAAACAGCGCCAGCACCATTGGTAAGAACAAAGATTGCTTTCTTAACTTTTTCGTTGTTGCGGATATCTCTCCAAGTTTTGCCATCACACATAGCACGAGTGATAACAGCACCAGTCTCATCTTGAATTATTTCCTTAGCAGCACGAATGTCTTCAATAGGGTCAGAGTTGATATGGTCAGACCAAGACACAGCGGCATTACCTTTATGAGTTACACCATAGTCAAAGATGAAATTTTGACCATTTGCAGTCATAGAAATAATACCAGTAGTGAGTGCCATCATACGCATTCTCTCACGAGCAGCAGCGGCACCACGAAGTAGACGAATTTCATCATCAAAAATCTTGTTCATAACAGAATCAATATAGGCTTGGTTGCCAGTTTCAAGAACAAGATTGAGTTCTTGACGAAGTTCTTCATCGATGTAAGTAGATTCTTTGAAATAAGGCATTTCTGCAGTGAGCTTTTCAAAGCCAATACGTGCACGAGGAATAGCATGTGCATCAAAAGCAGAAGTCTTAAGTACAACAGGAAGCCCTTTAGAACCTTTTATCCATTTAAGGGAAATTCCTCTCTTCTTATCATTTGGGAACAATTCCTCACAAGGATAAGGAGCTTCATCTTGAGTAAGCTCTTCCCAATATGCAACAAGTTCAGAACTTTGCATCAAATCGAAAATAGTCATCTCTTTCATCCTCCTTTATTGCTTTACTTACGCTTTTATGAATGTAATCAACTGTGAAGCACCGTTAGCTGTGACTGCAGTAGCGATTGCATCAGCAACATCAGAATCTACACGATTCACATTCACAAAACCAAAAATCAAAGCAGTGCCATTGGCATTACCATTAGTTACATCAATGTCATGTAGAACAACTGCATTCATTGGCGTAGTATCGTCAGCTTTGACAGCTGTAGTCTGAAGGTCCATCAAGTCAATCTTGATAGGAGTACCTGCTTTTACGATTTTCTTATTGCCTACGGTAACACCAAGAGATTGAGGCACGATACAACCAACTGAGCTCTGAAGTTCAACATTAGCAAGAATCTGTTTAGTTGCAGTCAAAGTAGTCTTTGAAACACCACTACGATTCAACATTCTCACATACCTCCATATTATTTATTTTATTTGTTGTTGCCCCAGTAGCTGGACTTTTTACCAGTACCACGGCGTTGAGCAGCAAGACGAGCACCAAGGCTTTTTACTTCTTTGCCCTTATCTTCTTTAGAAGCTTTAATAGAAGAACCTGTTCCCCTCTGACCAGTCTTGCCTTTTTCTTTATCTTTTCCATCATTATCATCATCTTCAGATTCACCGAACCAAATAGGATACTTGGTCTTAAACTCACCAAGGATAGTCTTTAGGTCAGAATCTTCGGTCATCTTTGCAAGTGCAAGAGTAACCACATCTTCCACATATTGAGTTTTTACACCCATCATCATAGCTTCAGCTTTAGCTTCTGCAATTTGGGCTCTTCGTTCGGCTTCATTTATTTTTGCCTGGTTTTCGGCATCTTTTTCAGTAGCTTTCTGCTCATCTGTCTTTTGACTTTCAATAAATGCTTTAACCATTGCAATCATCTTAGAGTCCTTAGGGTCAATACCCAAATCCCTAAGAGCAGCATTACGACCTTGATTCTTCTCACGGGTCATCATCTTATTTACTTGCTCTTGGGTGAAAGTCTTACTAGACTTATCTTTTTCGTCTCCACTTCTGTCTTTACCAGACTTTCCAGAATCATCTTTGTTGTTATCCTGGTCCTCAACGTTCTCGTTTTCTTCAATTTCAATTTCAATTTCCTCATCAATGAGGTTGTTCTTTGTTTCTTCAGCCATTCTAATTTCCTCCTTATTCTTATTCCATGATTCCCATGGTAGATAATTTAACAATTTGTTCCTTGTGATTATTTTTAGACGCCACAAAGGTAAACGTCTTTGGAAATATCTTGTTTACTTCATCAACATATACCTTCAAATGTTTATGCTTTCTAGTAAATATAGAATTTAGCATTCTTGCTATCTTATTATTGATATTATGGTTTCTTCGTATCCTCTTTTTAGCTTTTTCAAAGTCCTTTAATAATTTATAGTAATGTTTATTCTGAATAGATATATAGTTATTCTGAATAGATATATAGTAAATCTTATTACACTTTGGACACGCAAAATAAACCAGGGTAGTTGGCACATCATTTAATCGAATGATGATTTCATGTATTCCCACAACTTTCAAGATAAACTCGTGCTTACATTCATTACATTTTACTTTTGTCATTTTCTGGCTCATACTGAAAACCTCAATACAAAGTCAGAATCTGTTTCGTTGTCATGAATCAACTTACCCGTATATTGTTTCATAAGATTCATCCTGTAGTCAGACAAACATTGTCGAGTTTTCTTGAATTTATCTGATTGTTTTTGTGGGATTTTTTTACCTTTTCTTTTTGCAATAGACAACTTAATAAACTGCTGAGAAACTTCTTTTAATTTATTAAGGGATGTCCTATCATCAATTTGAACATAATGACGTCTGCCACACTTAGGACAATCGTAATACGTGAGAAATATTGATTGTCCATTTACATTAAACTCTTTCTTATAAGTTATCGAATGTGTAGCTTCACCTGAAGTAATCTTAAACTTCTGTTTGCAATCTTCACATTCAACCATCAAGGACATTTGTTCTTGATTGATTTCACTCATTAAATGTTCCTCCTTATTTGTTTTGGTCCTCACAACCACTCGTATATATTATACCATATTTCTCCTAACTTGTACATATTTTTTAAAAAATATTTGAATTATTATTATACACATGGCATAGCTTTTATCAAACTTAATCAAGAAGAAGGTGACTTAGACGACATACCATATTTAGCAATGAAGTCTTGAACTGTATTAACTTTAAAAGCTTGATAGCCAAAGTTACTTGCAAATTCATCAATTTCAGGATATGTACCATCAGGACTATTAAACCAATCTGCCAATTGGTCAACCATATCATCTACTACAACAGGCTCTATTGTACACATTCCATTTGGATGGTCCATAGGTAATTCATCCTTTTTATAATGAACACCATCACGCTCCATACATAAAGGGCAAACTCGACTACCATTACTACGCCAAATGTATTCGGTGATAAATGGATTTTTTTGAGTTACTGCAATGAAACTTTGTTGATAGCCATGTTGAACCAAAGTCCTTGCCAATCGCTGAGCATTATAATCAACCTGCTTTTTATAAATCTTTACACCATCTTTCATACGAAGATTCCAAGGAAGTCGAGCACTTGGTCTCACATAAGATTCTAGGTCCTTAGCAATCTCATAAATAGGTTTATTCTCAGCCAAGCCTCTTGCCATAACCTGATAAATGTCTTTAAGCGTTTGTTCGTTGTCACCCCAAATTCTTGCACTTAAACTCCAACCACTTTCATAAATTTGACCGGTAATAAGATTTCGTACAATTTCATCAGGCACATAACTAAATGCTGCGTTCAATCCATCCATAGAGAAACCAAAGTCAGCAAGCCACTTAACATTATCTGACACAACTGCATCAGCAACAGTATAAATATTTGACTTAATCTTCTTATAAATCTCATTTGAAATTTCTTGACTTGTGGCTCTTAACTGCTTCTGCAATTCTCTGTAATATCGCTCAGATATTGAAGCGCTTGCAGTGGATTTGCGAGAGTAGTATTTAGCTCTCTCACCAATCTCATCTGCCCAATCTTCATAGAGCTTGGCAATCTCTTTTTTCTGGGATGCCATAATGGCATTCTTTGCCTCTTCAGCATTCTTGAATATTAACTTGTTACCTGCCATTATGACATCCTCCTTTCTCTTTTAATACAGTCCCCATTCCGCAAATTTTTCAAAACCGCCCTTGGCGTTAATGTACTGTCTCGCAATTTCCACTATTTCTTCATAGGGTTTACCATCTACATATTCATCGCCAATAGCACAGCATAACTCGATAGTTTTACCGGTTTCCTGTGCTTTCAGAAACGCATAAATATTTATAGAAACATCTGCCTTACTCAAATCCTTACCATGCAACCCACCGCCTGTGACGCTGTCTGCCATATCTGAGCCAAGTTTTCTGTTTGTTGCCCCGGTGTCAACATCTGTGCCACCCGTCCATTCTCCTATTGGGTTTATTTCCGCGTATGGATACATAGCTCGTATGTCGCTTGTGTTTGCATTACTTTGACATATTATCAATCGTTCACCATCCAGAATATATTTTCCATCTGACGGATACTTTGCAAAAATACTCCTTGCTATCTGTGACAACTTCATCTGCTCTTTCGTAAGAGGCACACCTTTAAAAATACCATTATCACCACACCTGATTTTGCCCACTTGGTTTGCTGCAAGATGTATGTCTTGCTTAACGCATACAAAATCAATATCAACGTCACCAGCTATTCGGCGCACTATCGGACGCACCTCATCTGTTTTTATATTACAAGATGTCTCTGCAATAATATGGCACATCCCATGCCCAACTAACACCTCAACAGCCACCTTTGGGTCTCTTTCTTTTGTATATGCCAGGTCAACTATTGCCCCAGCTATCCTATCTGCTATTTTATCAGGATGACATGGATTTACTTTCTCAATCATTCTTCTATTACACCTCACCTTTCTCAATTGTTTCATCTGCCTTGATATTTTCTTCAATTTCTTCTTTTGAATTCTTACCACTAAAAGGGTATGGCTCAGTATCGTCACTAATTGCAAATGAACTTTCCTCAAGTATCTGTCTTTCAAGTGCAATCTGTTCAAGTTCCTCTTGAACTTCATCATCAGTAAGACCTCTCCACTTCTTCATATAAGCTTTACGGCTCATAGTCCTAGCTTCAACTTCGGCTAAGTCCATATTCTTTTCTTCAATTTCATCTTCAGGAATAGGAAGATTCCCGACAACAGAAATTTTATATGCGACAGGACTAATTACATCATTTGTATATTTTTTAATGCAATTTGGATAAACCATTGCACCTTGTAAAATGATGTCGACCATTTTTCTAAGCTGTGGTCCCCATGTTTTCATTTTCTCTTTACACCTTACAATTAATGGCCAGTAAATCGCTTTAAGTGCTTTACCACTTGTGATTGTAGCTTGCACTTCCTCAATATCAGGCACATCAACTTGGTTATAAGCCGATTTCTTTATTCGCTTAAGTGTAGTATTAAGAGAATCACTGTAATTCATACTTGGCTCAAGTAAACCAACTTGTGGATGTGCGTGGTCCAAGTTCTGGTCTGAACCTAAATCCCAAAAAGCACCAGCTGCAGTAGAAAGATTCTTGGTAGAATTTGGCTCCATGTCCACAGTATACTTAGTAGGATTCATTGATTTTCTCTGAGCATCAATATCTGCATTGGATAGTTTACTATACCAAGATTCTTCATCTTGTAGGATTTCAATTTCAGATTCACCTTTATCTTCACCAGATAAACTATCATTGACGATGATACTTACCGGAATCATAGACATCAGAGTTTCTTGATACTCAGTTATAACCTCTAATTCCTTTCCAGCTCCGTCATAAAGAACTTCTTCTAAATACACCACATCATCAATAAGCTCAAACTTCTTTTTGAAGATTCGTTTCTCACTCAATGTGACGCTATCATTTACAATGATGAAACACACAAACTTGGTTATTATATTCGGATTGCCCATCTTTGTTTCATAGATAAACTGTGTAGAAGGAAGGAATGTAACTGTCACTCCGTCCTCTTCATTGAAGTTTACCAAACAGGCAACTCGCTTACCAATGAAACAATCCTTTGCTGCTTTGATAAGAGCTTCTTCAAAGTTATTGGCATCCAGAATTGTTTTAACCAAGTCGTTCATGATTGTCAATGCTTTCTTTACATCTTCAGTAACTTTACCAACATCGCCTTTTGATTCAACCGTAATATCAGGTGGCTCAGCAAAGAGGAACCTCGCTTCCTTATTGATAAGGGATGCGGCCATCTTATAATTAAGCTGAGCAGGTACATAGTCACCGTTTGTACCCTCAACAGTGAAACTTGCACCTTTCTTATACACTTTATAGTATTTGCAAATTTGTGTTAGCTCGTCCAAAATGTCTTTTGCTGCACCTGAAGCTTCTGCATTTATCAATGCATAAGGAATACGGTTGAAAGCTGTCAAGACTTCAGTACTATTTTCGGCCGCTTGGACTTTAGCCTCTTCACTAGCCATCTTCCATTACCTCCTTAGACTTTTGTTACATAGTCCAGGCTTATCCAACCTGCTCCACTCTTAAGCTTACCCCACTTAGAAGCACCTACACCATTTGATTCTTCAATGATAGTATAAACACCAGTGGGACAAAATCCATTAGATGCATAGTTGGTACCCGGTCCCTTTCTAATATTCAAGTTTTTGATTGATACCCTAACTTTATAAGAGTTGAATTTCTTAGACTCAGTAGTAGTTGCACCACCAAGCTTAGCAGTAACCTTAGCAGCAAGGTCACCCATACGAGCATACATCCAATCACCAGGACAACTCTTATTTGCAAACCAACGATGAACTGTAAGCACCATTTCATTTGATGCTGGTTTATAAGATAATGTTTTATTTTTATCACCAAACCAAAGTAGTTTAGTCTTTCCATTACGCTTGCAAATATCTACACACAACTCAATAAGCTTATTATATACAATATCTTTAAATGCATAAGGATGACTTGCATCAGATGCACATTCAATTGTAACTGCTCTCTGGTCATTCTCATTAGATGAACTACACCAAGAACGATTCTTTTCTTCAACATACATTCCAATTCGTCCATCAGCACCAATACCATAATTGCATGATGCTTGTCTTGCTTTTGAGGCAAAGATATTACCAAGTGTCTCTACACTACATTGACCAACTACACAATGTGGAGTAATACGGTCAATTGCATGTGTTCTTCTTCCTGAATGATTTGGGCTGAGCTTTGTATAACTTACCAAAGGACTATTTGTAAATCCCACTTTCATCTCCTCCTTTTCCTTGGTAGTTATGGTATCAACCAACTGCTCCCTTAATTCTTCTTGTTCTCACCTGTAATCTGAGCAATCGCTTGAACAACTTTGTCATAGCCGACCATAGCACACAACCAAGATAGGAAGCATAGAGCAATAATCATCACGATATATTGAGCATTTATAGTCACAGTAAACATGATAGCATAAATAATGGAAATAGCAATTGCCAGAACAATAGCTACTACAGCTGCCACAATATTTGCTTTTCTTGACTCACCATTGGTAAACATCTTCTTAATTGCTTCTACAGTTAGTGTAGTCAAAATAGAACATGCAAGTAACATTGTCAAAAAAATCTCGATAGTCATTATCCTTCTCCTCCTTCTTTATTGTTATTTAATTCTCTTTCTTTTTGGTCCTCTTTATCCCATTCCCTTTGCATTCTCTTAATCTTAGTTGTCTTTATCCATCCACAAAATCCACACTCACCAATAGTCGCTGCAATAACTGCGCATGCATAAGTTTCAGGAATAGCACCACAAAGTTTGAATAGCTCCAACATCTGATAGTTAAACCATATGAAGAACAATCCAATACAAATAAGCACAATATTCAATGTACCTATTTTACCAATCCATTTTTTTATTCTTTTGAAGATGCTCTTTCGTTTTCGTCTCCTTTGAACTTTCATAAAGCACCTCCATTAACCAAGTCTACTATTAAAGTTCTTTTCTTTAACATCAGCAACTGTCACTGTGTCAAGTGCATACCAAATAGCTGAAAAAGTATGCGGGTCAATATTAAACTGGTCATAAATCACATTGCCTTTTGCATCTTTCTTATAAGTCAAGTCCTTAAGTTCTCTTATGACGTTCTTACACTTAGGACTTACTACAATCTTTTTGAATCGTTTTATCTTTCTTGTATTAGATAACCTTGAACCTGGAAACTTATTTTTACAAGCACGAATCCTAAATCCGTTTTGTCTATAGTATGCAATTGCTTTTGGGTCTTCATTATCTGCTACAATCATTTTGTTATAACCTGCATCATACAAGTCATTCAATCGTTTCTTTAAGGCTTGCATTTCTGGTTGATTTGCAAATACATCATCTGTCACACGATTCATGTATATTTCATCCCATATGTATAAGATACCATTCTTCAAATCCACACTCATACTAACAACAGCGTTGTATGATTCTTCAAAACCAAAGTCAAATCCAAAATATTGATTCTCTGGACCAAGTCTTTCAATAGCTTGCTTAAATGTAGTTTTATCTTTTGCAACTATGAGTTGTGGTAATACTCTTGTTCCAGTTGCACCGAATCTTCCTAAACGAGCTACCCTATACAATGGATAGTCATAGTTCTTAAGGTCATCTAATCGTTTTATGTACTGCCAAGGCAACCAAGGGTTATCATCAGGTGTGCTATGATGAAAGTATGTTCCATTATGAATGAGGCATTTCTTTTCATAAAGTTTATTTTCATCTACCATTACATGTTCTTGACCTTCATCATCTAGTCTTACAAAGAAATGTCTATACACCCAATTATCTCTTCCAACGGGGTTGCAACTTAAGATAAAGTGCATACTTACATTTGGCGTACGAATACGACCAAGTAATTCTTTGTAGCCATCATACTTAATCTCGGAACACTCTTCTAACCAAACAATAGAAACACCATTGATAGACTTTACCTTTTCAGGCTTATCCATTCCTTTGAAGATTATCTGACTACCATTCTTAAACCTGAACCTTAGTGGGCTTTTCAATGCCAAAACTTTATTTTGTCTTCGCTTAAATTCCTTTGGGTCGGTAGTCAATAAGTTCATATCATCAAGTATCTCACAAAACAAATCATAGCAAGATTCTTGAATGGTATCATATACTTCTCTAACAACCAAAGCTTTACGCTTTTCTTCAAGTAGCTTTAAGATTATCTTGAATGCAATATGATATGACTTACCTGAACCATATCCACCAATAAGCAAATATCGTTCATAGTCCCAATCAAATAGGAAGTCCTCAAATGCTGGGCTGACTGCTTTTGTAATCTTCATAAGCTTAGTCCTCCCATTCTTCATCTTCCCAATCATCAGGCCAATAGTCCAAATCCTCATCATTTGCCTCGGGCTCTACTTTAGTTGCCATATTTGAAGTACTTTGCTCAGTTTCTTGAGCTTTTTGCTTAGCTGCAGCGTCTGCTTCTTCTTTTGTCATACCTCTAATTTCAATAGATTGATTCACTGTACTAAGTTCATCTTGCCACTCTTTATCTTCTGCTGTTTCATCTTGCTGAGCTTTCGTTGACTGACTCGTACTTGCCCTTGTTACTGTCACTTGAATCTTTGTATCTTCATCACCCAACTCAATAAGGTTGTCTCTATTCTTCTTCCACTTATTAGGAAGTCTGTTATACAACCAACATTGAATAGCTGATACATTAGGTGCTTGTTCTTTGTCAGTTACTTCTTTAACTGTTTCAACTACTTTACCATAACGTATTACAGTAGTAACTTTTACTTCTTTTGTTTTATACCCTAAAGCAGACTTGAGTAATGCATTTTCTACTTTGTAGTCAATGATTTCTCGGCCTTTTTTAAGAGCATTGTCAATTTCGGGATATTTACTTCTCCACATTCTAAGTGTAGAAAGTGAAATACCAATTCGATTTGCAATGTCTTGAAACGTATAACCGTCTCTTGCCCAGCATTCCAACAGCATCAGATTATCTTCTTCTAACCACTCAGTGGCAATGCATTCGTTTTTTGTTTTCTTTTCTGACGCCATTGTGTTGCATTCTCCTTTCTTCTAAAATAGAACAAAGCCTGGAATGTTTCATCCAAGCTAGTTCTTCTTTAACATTTTATTTTGTTTGTTAACTTTTCTTAGTAATATATTTTTTTGATAATGTTTTCAATAATTTCAACTAATTCATCAATATCAAATTCAAAAACTCCATTATATTTATCACACAATTTATATTCTTCACTTTGCATCCATTCTTTATATTTTAACCATTCTTCGTAAGTAAACTCATTTTCAAGCCAATCAACACGGATACAAAGATAAGTGATGATGCCCTCTCTCAAAGTTGTAATAGGTATTCCTTTGTAAGAATAAACTTCATGGTACTTACCATTTTCAAATAAGTCAAGTTCTTCTCTTCTAACGAAATCTTCGAACTCACGAATATTTTCAACAGAAAGATTTTTAACGATTTTCATAATTTGTTCCTCCCTAACACTTAATTTATTTTTTAATTTATTAAAAGCTATATATAAATCTCCTATACCAGATTCCCTAATATTTTTTACATAAAACTGATAATCTCCATCTCTTTCAAAAACCGATATATAACCTGATGCAATAACTTTCATGCCATCCTTCAAATTTATGTCAACACATTGATTGTCACTTTTAAACATCACACATCTCATTCTGCTCTTTTCATCTTTCAATGAAAAATACATATGGCCACTATAATGATGTTTGAAATTAGAAATTTCCCCTTCTACACATAAATTGGTCAATATAAAATCACTAGCTAGCACTCTTTTTATGTATTGATTTACTTCACTTACCTTTAAAGGCTTACCAGACATACTAAAACCCCCACATATGACCAGTTTTTATTTTGCTCAAATAAGATACTCCTATGGCATTGTCCGAACAAAAAGATCTTTCTGGAACATATATATTTATACCTTGAGTATGTAAATCGTTCTTAAGATTTTCCCTTATGAATAAATTAGAAGCCACTCCACCTACTAGCAATACATCATTTATATCATGTTTTCTACATCCATATAAAATTATTTTTTCTAAACTCAAGTAAATTGTATTGAATAAAGTTTTAACTATATCTTTCTTTTCATACCTTCCAATATCAATTAATCTATTGAAAAAATTCTCATATCCAGAAAAATTAGCCCAAGTATCTTCTATTTTTAAGGCCAATCTTTCATCAACTATATCGCCATTTTGAGATATATTATCCATTTTACTACCACACGGAAATGTTAAGCCTAATTTGACACCAATTCTATCAATAAGCTGTCCTATACTTATATCAAGAGTACCCCCCACTATATCTATATTCAAATTATCTTTGTTGTTGTCTACAAGGAGCAATTCCGTAGTTCCTCCCGATATATGAAACGCTAAAAAATTGTCTTTTTTCTCAAGAGGAGAATTCATCATACCTGCTCCAATATGACCTTCTTGATGACTAAATTCTTTAAAAGGAACACCTAAGATTCTAGATATAATATATGCCTGTCCTTTACCCACTGTAAAAACAGGCATATATGATCCTTCAATGTTTCTTGGTTTTCCACTGGTAGATACAGATACTATCTTTCTAGTTTCAACTGATTTAGCCAATTCATCCAAAATTAAAGGTAAATTCTTTATATGTTTAAAAACTGCTTCCTGTTGCCTTAATCCCTTTTTATTTTTTTCCACTTCTAAAATCTTTCTTAAATCAAATACAATATCATTATTTTCATCAACAACTGCAACAGAAGTAGTATATGCACTTGTATCAATTCCCAAATAATAATTATTCATCATT